CACGTGCGGTCGGGTGCCGAGCTGCACGAAGACCGCGTGCGGCGCGCGGCGCGGGTCATGGCCCACCTCGCGGCCTTTCGGAATGGCGCGGTTGAACAGCGACTGGAAGAGGGCGCCGGTCTTGTTGTGCCGGCCGGCGCCGCGCTGGGCCTCGTCGTAGCCCACCTGAGACATGCGCAGGATGGTCTTCTTCTCCAGCGTCTCCGGCAGGCGCCTCAGCGTGCCCGCGGCCTCGCTGAGGCCTTCGAACTTGATGAAGAGGCTCATGTGCCGGGCTCCGCTTCGTAGGTCATCACCCAGCGCCAGTGCCCAGGGCCCGGGGTGGATGTGTCAGCGTTTGAGGTTGTGCCCACGACGGGCCGATACGGGCGCGTGCGGCCGCCGATGGTCACGTTGATCGTGGGCAATTTCCCGACCGCTGTGAGCCAGGCCTCCAGCGACGCAAAGTTGACGAGGTCCACCTGGCTGGTGGAGCTGACCAGCCCGCCGGTGACCATCGTGGCAGGCACGCAGCTCGAGTTGTAGCCAGCGCCGAGCGTCACCACCGACGAGTTGATGGTGGCGATCCGCAGATTCACCGGCGAGGCCGAGCTGGCGAAAACCCAGGTTCCCACGTCCACGGCCGGAACGGCAGAGCCGCTGAACTCGAACGCCGAGCTGTTGGCCGTGTAGATCAGCTCGCCGACGGGAGCCGACGATGTGAGCGAGGCGCCCGGCGGCGTTGTAACCAGCTCGATGCTGGCGATCTTTGCTTCGTGGGTCGCTGTGTCTGCCGTGATGGCCGCAGCGGACGAGGACAACACCTGCGTGACGCCGCAGGCAGCGTTGAACGAGGTCGAGACGATCCACGAGCGCGGAGGGTTGCTGGTCCTGCTGGCCAGGCTGAAGGCCACGGAGACACGCACCAGCGGCCATGGCGCGCAGGCCTTGGGGTTGTCCAGGAACCCGATGACGCGCGGCGACGTCCAGCTCTGCCCCACGAACTCCACCACCACCCGGTCGCCCACGTTGAACGCGCCCGCGTTGCAGGTGCTGTAGACCACCGGCACGTTGGAGAGGCTCGAAACCAGGTTCACGCCCAAGCCCTGCGCGCTGGACACCGCCGGCGCCAAGTTCACGCTGCAGCGGTCGGTGCTGTAGTTGATGGCGGTGATCGTGCCCCAGCGGTAGGTGGGCCGAAACTTCTGCACCCCCGGCAGGATGGCTGCGTTCAGGAACGCCTGGGCCGGCGACATGATCTCGCGGGCAGTGAGTTCGCCGTCGCTGGGCGTCCACTCTCTGGCGCCGGGTGCGATCAGGATCAGGTTCGACTCGCCGGGGATGTCGACCGTCGCGACGTAGCTGCCCGCCGGGGCGTCTTCGGTCAGGTCCGCGCACCAGGCGCTGCGGGTCTCGATGGGGTTGAAGGCCTGCCAGTAGGCTGCACGGCGCACAGCTTGAGCGCGTTCGAACTGCAGGGACTGCAGCTTGAACCGCAGCGGAGCATTCGCCGCGCGCAGCTCGGTGAGCTGCCGCACCTCGAACCGGAAGCCGGCGGTGTCGGGCTTGGATGCCCCGGGCGGCAGGCCGCCGGTCGTGGCGGAGATCAGCGCCGCCTCTGCTGCCTGCACCTTCGCGATCTGGGCCGCCTCTGCGGCATCCGCTGCGGCAACCCTGACCAGCAGGGTGGAGATGGCGACGTCGAGCTGGGCGAGGAGCGAGTTCGTCGCCGCGAGCAGTGCGTCGCGCGTGCTCTGGCCGTAGTCGAGCTCGATGGTGTACCGGCCGTCAGGCCCGCCGCTGATGATGCGCGCGTAGCCCATCAGGTCGGCTCCACACGCTCGCCGACATCCATGTACTGATCGCCGTCGCTCACGTAGTAGTTGATGTAGGCCACCACGAATGGGGCCGAGTTCACGAAGGCGATCTGGCCCGGCCGCAACAGCCAGTCGATGGCACAGCGCACGCGCAGGCCGCCTGGCGCCGTGAAGATGGTGCGCACGTCCGTGAGCGTGCGCGCTGTCAGCAGCGGCGGGCTTCCCGAGAGGACAGAGCCTGCGCTGTACCCACTGAGGGTGGCCGTGTAGTTGTTCGGGCCGCGCGCCGTGGTGACGGTCTGCAGCGGCACGGCGGCCATCTGGTACTCGAAGGCCGTGCCGTCCAGCAGCACGCAGCGCCGAGAGACCCGCACGCGGGTGGCTGCGTTGATTTGGGCCAGGAAGGGCTCGCAGGCCGGAATGACCACCTGCAGGTAGTTCGACTGCTCGGTCTGGAGCGTTGCCTGCCAGGAGCTGATCGGCACGCGCACGCGACCGGCCAGGGTGTCGAGGTCGACCACGTACACCAGCGGGCGGCCCTCCACCGCGGCGCTGAAGTTGTGGAAGGCGTCCACGAGAGCGGCCCCGAGTGGGCTGGGCGCAAGGGCCCTGCCTGCGCGCGGTATGTGCCGAGCGACCGCAGCGCCGGCGCCGAGGGGGCCCGGGCTTGCAGCCCGGCCAGTTGTGGCGCCACCGCCTCCGGACGGGGTCATCAGGATGGTGACCGCGCCCAGGTTGTTGTTGCTGCCGTAGAGGGCGGCGGGCGTGCCGCCTGTAGGCTGGAAGTTGAAGGCCCCGGAGTTCGACACGCCGTTGCCGACGATGCGGTAAGCCGCCGCCAGGTTGTATTCGGCCAGGGCCGTGCCGCTGGTCAGCGTGAAGCTGGCAGGCGGGGCCGGCGTCGCAAGGCCACTGCCGCTCGGGCCTGGGGGCCAAAGCACGGACGAGGCGAAGATCAGGATCAGCGAGTCATTGCTGGTCGCAGTCACCGTCGACGGGGTGATCGCGTAGGAGTTGACCGACCCTGAGGTCGTCGTCGAGTAGGCGACCGACGAAGCGCCGCGCGTGACCGCGCACACCACGGCCATCGCGCCTTCGCTGGCCTGCGTGAAGCTGAAGGTCTGGCTTGAATCCCCCGCAGTCACCGAATCCTTGGCGAAGACTGCAAGGCGCTGGTCGGTGCCGTACTCCGCAAAAATCGCGGTCTCTGAAACCTTCGTCCAGCCCGAGGGGCCCGAGATCGCGAAGCCCCCGTGCACGGCGGCCAGCAGCCTGTCGCCCGCCTGAATGCCCGCGGGCGTGGTCAGGTCGATGCTGGCCGTGCCGAAGGCATAGGCGAAGGTCGAGCCAGCGACGAACGTCACGGACATCGGTTCACCCGATCACGGCGCTGATGATTTCGACCGGGCCACCGCCGGCCAGCAGAAGCGAGTTCAGCACCAACTTGCCCGAGACCGCCGTCGTGCCGGCCTCGCAGGGCAGCGCCAGGTGCACGACGTTTGCGCTGTCGCAGAACTCGCCATAAGCGGCCGTGCCGGCGACAGCCGCGTCTTCCTGGGTAGCGATGGCGAACGTGAGCTGGCCCGTCGTGCCGTTCACGGTGCCGCAGGGGTCGGTCAGGATCACCTCGGCCAGCAGCACGTCTGTGGCGCTGCGGATGCGGATCTTGCCCGGGCCGCTGCCGCCGTCGATGAGGTCGCGAAAGCTGGTGTGCGCGGCCACCAGCGCGGCGACGGAGTAAGTGGGTGAGGTTGGTGCGGGCATGGTGGGTCCGATCAGGCTGAGAGCTTGGAGATCACCAGCAGGCGCAGCGTGCTTTCGTCATCGCCTTGCTGGTACACCTCGGGCGCGGCCAGATAGAGGCCGCTGCTGATGGCGACCTGCAGCTGCGCGTAGGTTTGCACCAGGCGCTCAATGTCGAGGTGTTCCTGCCGGCTGGTGGGCTGCCACGACAGCAGCAGCGTGCGGTCGGCGTCGGTGAAGCCGAAGTCGTTGAGCACCGCGCCGCCGTCGAGCGTGGCGATGCGGTTGACGCGGCGGCGGGTCTCGCTGGGCTCGGCCGGGCTGCTGAGCTGCAGCTCCACGAAGCCGTCAAGGTCGAAGGTGGGGGCAGAAAGGGTGCAGCGCATGTCAGGTGCCCAGCAGTAGCTTCAGGCCGTCAGCGTTCACGCGCACCTGGATGGTCCGCAGGATCTCCCACATGAACGCCTCCAGGTGCGGCTGCAGGCCGGCGCCGTCGACCTTGATCAGCGAGTCGCCGCGCTCCACGGCCTTGGTCTGCGCGCGGATCTGCGCGATCTGGGCCTCGGTCAGCTTCTTCTGCTGGTCGAGGGCGTCCTGGCGGCGCTTGTTCTCCTGCTCGATCTGCTTCTCGATCACGCGGATGGCGCCGAAGCTGAGGCTGTCGAAGTCCTTGAACAGGCCGAAGAGGTCGCCCAGAAGGTCGCCCGTGCTGTTGACGGTGTTGTCGATGCTGGCGAACGCGGCCTTCGCGCGCTCGGTGTCGGCTTCGAGCTGCGCGATGTTCAGCGAGACCTTGGCCTCGATGTTCTTGATGCGCTCGTTGCTGGCCAGCTTCTCCAGCTCCAGCTTGTATTCGGCGGTCTTCTCCGCAGCCTTCTTGGTGGCCTCGGCGTTCTTGCGCAGTTCCTCGGCCTGCTTGCGCGCAGCCTCGCTCACAGGGCCGAACGAGGGCGAGAGGTTCTTCTGCTTCGTCTCGATCAGCGCCACGGCCTGGGCGTACTGCTCGGCATTGAGCCGGCCATCTCGGAAGGCCAGCGCCGCCTGAGTCAGAAACTCCTTCAAGCTGGCATCGCGGGGCAGCTGCTGCAGCGCACCGATCAGGCCGGTGACGATCTGCTCGCCGCTGGCCTTGGAGTTGGAGGCCAGATCCTTGAAGGCGGTTTCCAGCTCCTTCACCGGGTTGACGAACAGCTTGGGGTCGACGCCCAGCGCCTTCAGGCTCTTGTCGATCTCGGCAGAGGCCTTTTTCCAGGCCTCCGAAGACTTGTCGGCGCCCTCGGCCACCTTCGAGCCGATCTCGGCGCCAGCAGCCGCAGCCTGGCGCGAGAGGCGCGCGGTCTCGGCGGCGGACTGATTGGAGACGCCGCTGATCTTGTCTGAGACGAGGTTGAACTCGGTCTCGATGATGCTGAGGTCGCGCTCGAAGGCCGAGTAGTCGCGCGTCTCCAGTAGCTTGCGCACCGCTCCGAACACGTTGCCCAGGTACTGCAGGCCTGCGGACACCGACTGCACGCCTCGGCTGAGGAAGTCGAGCGCGTTGGTGATCGCGTTGAAGACCCCGGTGTCCCCGATGACGACGAACAGCTCGGTGGTGGCGTTCTTCAGCCGGTTCAGCTGCTGGGTGTAGCCGTCGAATGAGCTGCCGCCGAAGGTCTTGTTCAGCTCGGCGGCGAACTTGGGCAGGAACTCGCTGGCCTGCAGTCCGCCGCCCTCCACCAGCTTGATCAGCTCCTCGGTGGTCAGGCCCAGGCTGCGTGCCGCGATCTGCAGCGCGCCGGGCAAGCGCTCGCCGAGCTGTCCCGACAACTCTTCGAGCGAGACCCGACCCTTGCTGACGATCTGGGTGATCGCCAGGAAGGCGCCGTTCGTCTCTTCGCTGCTGCGGCCGAGTGCGGCCATGGCGCGCGAGACCGCTTCGAAGATGGTGCGGGTGGCCTCGCCCTGCAGGTTGGTGCCGTTGGTGGCTGCCGTCAGGCTGGCATATGCGCCGGCCGTGACGCTGATCTCCAGGCCCAGCTCGTTGGAGATGCGCTTGACGTATTCGAACTCTTCCGCGGCCGCCGTGCTGCTGCCCTTGAGCAGGGTCAGCGTGCGGGTGAACTTCTCGGCCTCCACGTTGGCGTTGATGAACGCCTGCGCGACGAGAGAGGCGGCCAGCGCCTGAATGGCCGTGGTGACAGCCGTCAGGCCCGGGCCCCTCTTGCCGAGGTCGTCGAGTTCCTTGTCGAGCTGGTCGACCTTCGACGCGGCAGAGCCAGCCTCGGTGCCGACCTTGTCGAGATCGCGCGCCAGGCCGCCGGTCACGCCGCTGGCGCGATCCTCGCCCTGGAAAATGATCGAGACGGTCTTGGTGAGGTCAGCCATGTTTCGACTCGGCGGCCTTGCGCTCGTAGTAGGCCGTCCACAGGGCCAGTTCTTCGTCGGTGACGAACCCCTGCGGGATCACGTCGGGCCGGTGCTCGTGAAGGAAGCCGCCTCGCATCTCCAGCAGCTTCATGGTGGCGCTCAGGCCGGAGTCGGTAGCGAGGCGGCTGCGGGCTTTACAAGGTCGAAGCCTTGCCCGGTGAGTTCGGTGATCTTGTTCGTGAGGGACAGGAACTCAATGGGAGCGACCTCGGCGAGCTTCACCGCGTGCGGCAGCTCGATCTTCGGCGCCACGCTGCCCATCACGAGCATCTCCAGGCGCTTGGCGATCTCGCCCGGGGTGTCCTTCGTCAGGCCCAGAGCGGCGCGGACAGCCTCGGCCTGGTCGCCGCCACCAGCGATGGCGCGGACGATCTGCTCGATGCTGCCCTGCCGCTTGCCGGCCTCCAGCGCGCGGTGCAGCTCGGCGGCAGAGAGGCCTCGCACCTCCCAGACAGCCGGCTCGCCTTCGGGAAAAAAGGCGGCCAGCGCGTCCACCGACACGCTGGCCCGGCGTGGCGCGAACTGCGCCCGCTCGAACTGCTCCGCGTTGAAGCCCATCAGGCCACCTCGGTCGCCGCAGCGCTGGCCGAGATCGTGCACGCCGCCTGGATGCTGTCAGCAGCCGGGAAGGTGCGCGCAATGCCGAGCTTGCCCTGGCAGAGCAGGTTCGGCGTGGCGTAGCGGTCCGGGTAGAAGCGGAACCACAGCACCTCGTTCTTCAGGGCCACCAGCGGGTCGTTGACGCCGTTGTTCAGGAAGGCCGTGAAGCTGCCCTGGCCGAGCGTCGAAGAGCTGGAGCCCAGCGTGGTGCCGTAGACCTGGGTCGAGGTCACCGAGTGCGTAGTCTCGGGCGGCACGAAGTCGCTGGCCAGCGCGATGTCGGCAAAGATCGGCGAGGCGTAGCTGGCGAACGTGCGCTTCGGCGTCGGGCCGGTGTGGATGGCCGGCAGAACGTCGAGGAAACGCACCGTGCCCGAGCCCGGCAGCACGTCGAACAGCGGGAAGTCCGCGCGCTCGCGGTGCAGGCCCACCACCTGGAAGATCTCGGTGGAAGGGATCACCGCCGCGGTGCTGGTGGCGAAGCGCACCTGGCCAATCTCGATGCTGTCCACCGGGATCAGCGGAGGGCCACCGGCCGCGCCGCGGGTCTCCACGAAGGCCGCGGTGCTGCCGTCGGTGCCAGCCACTGCTGCCAGCGCGCCCGCAGCGTTGACGGTCAGCGAGACCACCTTCGACACGTTCGACGCAGGGCGCGTGGCGGTCAGGTTACCGCCGGCCACCGTGGTGACCACGCCGTTCAGGTTGCACGTCAGCGACGCGACGGTCACCGTGTTGTTGCTGGCGTTCGGCGTGATGGCGCCGCCGGTCAGCAGGCCATTCGGCCGCACCACAGGGGCGAAGCCGCTGCGGCTGGACCAGAGCGAGGCCGCGCTGGTGAAGGTCGTCGCGTCGCCGCTGTTGGTGAGGACGGACATGGCCACGGCGTTCTGCCCGGCCTCGTACTGGAGCTTTGCGTTCTCTGCGGTAGCCATGGTGTCAGGCCTCCGTGGTGGGTTGCTTTGCGCCGCGTTTCTTCGGCGCCTCGGCGGCCTCTTCCTCGAAGAGCTTGTGCACCTCGGGGTTGAAGTCGGCCTTGTTGATGACGACGAACGGACCCTGGTTTGCAGGGTCCGTCGAAGCCACCCGGACCGTCTCGATCTGGGTGCTCATGGATCAGCCCAGCAGCAGCGCTGCGTGCTCCGGCTTGATCATCGCGGGGCCCCAGGCCGCCGAGATCTCCCACTGCATCTGGCGGTACTGCGGGTACATCGCCACTTCGAACGACATGCCCGAGCGCGGGTCGGTGATGACCGTGCGATCGATGGCGCTGTCACCGGCTTCCGGCAGCGAGGGCAGGCGCGCGGCCAGCACGATGGCCGAACGAGCGAAAGCCATGCTGCGTGCGCTGCTGGCAGCGCGGGTGATCGCCGTGGCCGACGCCGGGATGGCGCGGCGCAGGCCGGGCGCAGCCAGCACGATGGTGCCGCCGCCAGAGACATCGGCGTCGCCGGAGACCAGCACGTACTGGTTGGTGTCGCCCGCGAAGGTCACCACGTCGCCGGCCAGGAAGGTGCCGGTGCCGGCCGAGGCCAGCGTGATGGTCGTGGCGCCGACCGCATAGCCCGCGTTGTTGGTCGTCGAGCTGGCGGCCGTGCCGGCGGTGTGCGTGCGGACCTGGCCCGACTCGCGGATCATCAGACCCGAGTGGTCGAGCAGCACGCCTTGACGCAGCAGGCTCAAGTCGCCCTGGATGTCCTGGCGCGACTGCACGCCGCGGATGTTGGCGCCGGCGGCGGTGTCGAGCACCAGTTGCAGGTCGCTCAGCGGCGCGCCGTTGTCGCTCAGGATGCGGCGGACGTTGGCCGCGTCCATGAAGTTGCCAGCGGTGCCGAAGGGCGTGGTGCCCGCGGTGCCGGTGGCGCGGCTGGCCAGCACATGCAGCGCGGCGAGGTCGGCTTCCATCTCGTTGACCAGCGTGCGGATGGCCTGCGCCACTTGGTTGGCGCGCACGTTGGCGACGCCGACGCCGCTGGCGGCTTGGCGCTCCTGCTCGCCGGTCCAGCGGATCGGCACGCGGCGGGCCTTGGTGATGGTGATCGGCACGTTGCCGATGGTCTGGTTGCCGTCATCGGGCGGCGTGACGCCGGGGGTGATGTCGGTGGCGGCGGCGGCCGGGGCGACCGGGCTGCGCACTTGCTGGCCCACGGCAGCGCGAGCGGCCTGCGGGTCGAGGGTGACGGAGGGGATGAAGCCGACGAGTTCGCGCGAGACGACATCGAGGCCAGCATAGAGGTCGGGGATCAGGCC